GTATGCGAAAGAAGATCTAACTAAATTTGTATCAAATAGACGAAAGGAAGGTTACCACATATGAACCGAGCAGAGTATGAGGAACTCTATAGAAAAGCATGGATTGCACAGAATAAAAAAGACAGGGAAGACAATCCAAAGCTAGGTCCGAACGTGATGTTTCGCGATCCAAAACAGGCGCAAGAAAACGCAAAGAAAGGAGGCCGACCAAAACAAATGTCCGACAAAGCTAAAATCATCAACCGTATGTTAGAAAAAGAAATGACATTGCGAGAAATTGCAGACATTCTTGGTGTATCACATCAAGCTGTGATGCAGGTTAAACATAGATACGGGCTACCAAGAAATGAAAAGATTGGAACTAATAAGTGACATCATCAAGGATTTGCAAAAACAAGTCGATGATATAGAATGGGAAAACCACCGAGATCCAAGGATCGAGGGGCTACTGAAACAACTAAACTATTACAAGGACAAAGAATCAAAAGGAGAAGTTTATGAGCCAAAGTTCTAACACGTATAAAACAAACGGGATATCTCAAGTATTGTCGGCTGTGGTTGACAGTGTCTCGGACACGGGAGCTGCGTTCGCTACGACCAAGAGTGGAGAAGGGATATTCATCAATAAACGCATCGTGGAAAAGATGATGCTAAACGACTTGGACGAGATACGAGCGTATGTCGTACCAAACTATCCTGACATGGCGGATCGGATCGCCTGGAGGGCAACCAGGGTCGATATCCAAGGGCCTTCGATGTTGGCGGGAGAACCGTCAGAAGTCCCGAATGACATACGATTGCGTGCTTTGATGGCGCGACCCGATAAGATTGTTAAAGAACTTTGGGAATTTGGGGATTTATGTGACGAACTTGGTGAAGAAGAACAAGTAGTACATGACTTACTTGAAAAATTGATCGCTGATGGTATAGTCGAACAGGTCGAAACCTTTGTACTAACACCAAAAGGATTTACAGGATATGTCGAATGAACAACCAGTTCTCAAGAACGTGGCTGTCTTGAAAGATGATCACGCGTTGCTACGGGAGATGGCTCAGTATCAAGAGCGGTCAATGACCCGAGCACTTGGAGTAATTTTAAGAAAAGCCTATACAGAGTATAAAGAAGAGGCTAAAGTATAAACACGATAGGTTAACGCTTGAACTTATTGCCTCACTAAACTAAAGCCCCCTAACTTGGGGGCTTCTTTTTTGCTTCCTTGCCACGTTTTAATTGTTCGGGTTCTTTCGAGTACCCTCTAATACTTGTAACGTTATCGCGTTTCATGTTCTTCAGAATTATTTCACCATACTGGGGTTCAATGCCTGCAACCTGTTGAAGAGCCAAGGATGCCGTTTGGAGGTTTCGCAAACCTCTCTTGTAGTCCACCATGATCTCTACCGCTGCTGCTGCCTTTTCATCATCTATTGTAGTGTCAGCCATTCTCTTGCCTGTTCTCCTAAAACTGTTGCTCCGATCTCAATCTTATCTTGTAGGGCTTTAACGATTCGTTCGTCGATTGTCCCTTCAGTCACAAGGTCGATATAAGTTACGTTGTTTTTCTGACCAATGCGATGCGCTCGATCTTCACTTTGGATCCGAGTTTCCAAGTTAAAATCGTTTGCATAGTATATCACAAGATCGGCCTCGGTCAGAGTCAAACCGTATCCTGCGGTGGCGGGGTTACCTACAAAAAAGCGAAGTGCATTACTTTTTTGAAAACGCATTACTATATCGTTTCTTTCATCATCACTGGTATCGCCATAGTACGCTGAAGCGCACTCTTCACCGTACTCTTTTTTGAGTGCTTCGGTGATCGTTTGAATGTCATGACGAAACCGACTCCAAATCAACGCCTTCCCGTTATGTTCTTGCAAACAATCCAGAAGGGCCTGTATTCGATTAGATTCAAAGTAAACAGTATCACCGTCATCTGTTTTAAGATGTCCTGACAAAACCTGTTGGAGCCTCAATAACTGGGTGATTACGGCAGGTGCCGAGACTAAATCTCCCGAGTCCAACATTACCAAGGCCGACTCCTGTATGCTCTTATACATTCGCTCTTGTTCTTTGGTCATTGTAACATACCGAGCGGTGTAAATCTTCTCCGGCAAATCCAAACAATCTTTCTTTAACACGCGAAAAGTAAACTGGTCGATCTTGTCAGTTAACTCTTCGAGGTTTTTATACCCGACGATTTGCTGAAACGAATGGGCACCCATGGTTCTTTTGTTAATTACGGCATATCTGTTTTGGAATGCGTAGTAACTTTCGTAGTTCAAAAGCCCAGGGCGGAGAAACTCGCACTGCGAATAGATATCCATTGGACTTTTTGTGATAGGAGAGCCTGTCAAGAGTCTTTTGTATTTGAACTCCCATGCAATATTTATTAATGCTTTTGTGCGCTTGGCCTTATGGTTCTTAATGGTGGTGCTTTCATCGATTGCTATCAGGCCCTTGGCCCCAAGCGCACGACCCATCCACTCCCCCGCAGTTCGACCTTTAACACTGGAAAAGGCTTCGACATTCATGACAAAGATTGTCAGCCCATCGAACGGCTCTTTTACAGAACGCATCTCTGCCTGTTGCTTTTTGTTTGGTGATGCCACCCATCTAATAATTCGGTAAGCTACGTCATCGGACATATGTTCTGGTATTTCTTTGCTGACCCAGTTTCGATACACCCCCTTTGGTGCGATGATCAGCGCAAAATTAATTTTCTCTGCAAGGTACAAGATCCCGATATTATCGATCAAAACTTTTGATTTACCTGTACCCATTTCCATGAAGTAACCGAACTCATACTTGCCAAGCCCTCGATCAAGAGCTTTCATTTGGTGGTCAAACGGTTTGAATTTGTAGTTATATGTATGGTTTCCAAACACGGACATCAGGTCGCCATGTGTGGCATCCGCTATTTCTTTTAAACTAGGCATTGACACTCCTCATATATCTCCACTATTGTCCACATTACGGACTAATCCGTGTATAGTCAAATCCAAACCTGAAGAGGATATACTTATGGACGATATATTTGACGACATGTTCAAACCAGAGGAAGCCCTGGGGGACATTCACAAAGACAACACAAAACAGTTGTCGCAGCTAGTCAGAGATTTACGTGCTGTAGAGGCGGAGATCGAAGACGCAGAGACACTGCTAAAGTCTCTAAAACGTAATCAGAAAGCACTATCGCATGATCGTATACCTGCCTTGATGGACGAGATGGGTATCGAACGCGTTGATGTAGATGGTGTGACTGTATCGCGTCGTATGATGGTGTCAGCTTCGATACCAGTAGACAGAAAGGATGAGGCACATGCGTGGCTCAGACAAGAAGGACTAGACGATATCATAAAGAATGATGTCACTGTCTCGTTTGGAAAAGGTGAAGACAATATTGCGGGTGATCTAGTAGGTCGCTTGGAGCAAGAGGGGTTCAACACCAGTTCTAAGTCATATGTACATTCATCCACCTTACGCGCGTTTGTAAAAGAACGAGTCACTGAAGGTAAACCAATCGATCTCGACATGTTCGGGGCATACATCGCCAATGCGGCAATCATCAAAAGGAAATAACCATGTCTACAGCAGTAGCTCAAAAGAAAAACACAGCAGTATCTAACGATATCATAGACGACCTGTATGAAATGGCAGGCGAAGGTGCATCATACGATAGCTCGGAGTTAGAGATTCCGTTTATCCGTGTAGCACAAGCTATGTCTCCACAACTTCGCAAAAAAGAAGCTGAGTACATCGCAGGTCTTGAGCAAGGTGATATCTACAACAAACTCACTTCACAGTTTTGGACGGGTGAGACAGGGATAGATGTAATCCCGTGTTATCAAACAACCAAATACATTGAGTTCATTCCTGAAGAACAGGGTGGTGGATATGTAGGGGAGCTAGCTCCAAACGACCCTGCGATCAAAAAAGCGGTGCGAGTAGGGGCAAAGACTACTCTGCCAAACGGCAACGAACTTGTTAACTCTGATCAGCACTTCTGTTTAGTGCTTGGCGAGGAAGGCATGTATCAACCTGCTGTCGTAGATTTTAAATCCACACAGCTAAAAGTTAGTCGTCGGTGGAAATCGATGATTACAATGCAAAGGATCAAGCACCCCAAGCATGGTCTTGTGCAACCTCCCTTGATTGGTACAATCTGGAAATTGCGTACTGTAGAGGAAAGCAACGACCGTGGTACATGGTTTAATTATGCCGTTGAAAAAGTAAAGTCTTTGGCAGAAGATCCAAGCCCCGAAGATCGGGATTTATTGATCGCTGCCAAAACCTTCCGCGAATCTATCGCGAAAGGTGAGGTTAAGGCTGCTAAAGATGATGGTGACTCGGGACAAAAGTCATCAACACAGGACGACGATTCTATCCCGTTCTAAGCAGTCTTGGGGGGGCGGTTTTTCTCCATGTATTTCCCCGCCCCCTTTTAACCCTCACTGGAGCCTAGCATGTCAAACGCCAAACGTATGTTGGCTGCTTTTGTTGGTTCAAAGGCAGCGCACGGTAAAACTAAAGTTGGACGTATCGGACGCAACGGTAAAGCAGATGCTGATAGCCGTATTGTGCACGAGTCGCTAACAGAAGAAAAAATGCAAGGCCACATCGATGGGGACATCGGTATTGGAGCAATCCCAATAAACGAAAACAACCAATGTATTTGGGGCGCACTAGACATAGACGACTATGATCTAGACCATGAGGATCTACATAAAAAGATTACGGAGTTAGAACTTCCGTTATTACATTGTCGATCCAAATCGGGCGGAGCACACCTATATCTTTTCGTAGATGATTTCATCGATGCGGCAATATTACGAGAATACCTTTTAGAGATATCCATTGCGATGGGTTACTCAGGCTGCGAAATCTTTCCAAAGCAGGACAAGATTTTGTCAGAGCGCGGTGACGTAGGAAATTTTATAAACCTGCCTTACCAAAATGCAGAGTTAACGATGCGCTACTGCTACAACGACAACAATGAGGCCATGGAACTTACGGAGTTCTTGGACGCCATAGAAGAAAAACGCGTGAAGATTTCAGACTTAGAGACGTTAAAGTTTTCTGCAAAGCGTGAATACTTCAAGGATGGGCCGCCCTGCTTGGCACATATATTTAGGAATGGACCCGTGAACGAAGAAAGAAACAAAACCTTATTTCAGATTGGTGTATATTGCCGCAAAAAGTTTGGTGATGATTGGGAGCCAGAAGTGGAAACTCAAAACAGGCAAATGTTCACTTCTCCGTTAGAAGCCAAGGAAGTTATTGGGATCCAGAAATCTCTGTCAAAGAAAGACTATAGGTACACTTGTAAACAGGAGCCGTTCAAAAGTTACTGTGATCCAGAGCTATGTGCCATGCGCCAGTATGGTATCGGGGACATGGGTGAGAACATGCCGCAGATTGGAGGACTAACAATCCTGCTGTCAGAACCTCGATTATACTTTATGGACATCAACGGCACTCGCATACACTTGTCCACAGAACAACTGCAAAACCAAATGCTTTGGCAACGAGCATGTATGGAGCAAGCACAGATTATGCCTCCGACAGTTCGACCACAGCAATGGCAGCGGATGGTTTCCAACTTAATGGCAAACGCTACACAGTTAGAGGCGCACCCAGAGCTAACGATTAGCGGTCAGTTCCACGATCTACTGCGCACCTTCTGCACCAGTCGGATTCGTGCCATGGAACCAGAAGAGTTGTTGATGGGTAAGCCTTGGACCGAGAACGGACGTACAATGTTCAAGATCGCAGGTCTTATGGAGTTTTTGCATAACAGAAGATTTACGCATTACACTCCGGCGGAAGTGCAGGAGCAAATAAAAAAACTAAACGATAACAGAGACTGCAATGGACACCATGCAATCACCAAGGAAGATGGTGGGAGAACCACGGTTCGAGTTTGGTGGGTGCCTGAGTATGAAGAGGAGGAAATGAGTTTAGCACCAAAGGAGTACAAAGATGACATCCCATTCTAACCGATTACTACGTGTCGGAGAGGTAGCGGAACTTCTCGGAGTGTCTAAATCCTACGTTTACAAGTTGGCGCACAACTCAACCAGTTTCCCAAAGCCCATCGTTCTCGGACCTGATGATAACCGCCGCAGCTCAAGTCGTTGGGTACTGTCTGAGGTTGAAGACTGGGTAAATACCAGACCAAGAGGAAAACTGATCGAATGATTCACTATCATGGTGGGCCTATCACACCTCGTTCAGAGTTGTTGAAGATGGCGGGTAAACATTTCTGTGTGAGCATGGCAGACGCAAGGGATGCGGATTGGTGCTTAACACACGCCCAATCAGTCATGTGGGACAATGGAGCGTTTACGGCTTTCACAAAAGGAAAAGAAACAAATTGGAGTAAATTTTATGAGTTCGTTGAGCCTCGATTGGGTCATCCTCATTGGGCTGTCATACCTGATGTTATTGATGGCGAAGTAGAAGACAATCTTCGGTTAATTAATGAGTGGCCT